CTAGAGGCATACCATCAGAGAATGAACCCTGACCGAATGGGTATACTAAGAATACTGCAAATGCTGCAGATACTGGTGCGGAATATGCTACGCAAATCCAAGGACGCATTCCTAATCTGTATGATAGTTCCCACTGTCTGCCCATGTAAGCAGAGATTCCAATTAGGAAGTGGAAGATTACCAACTGGTAAGGACCGCCATTGTACAACCATTCGTCTACTGTTGCTGCTTCCCAGATAGGGTAGAAGTGTAGACCGATTGCGTTTGATGATGGTACAACTGCACCTGAGATGATGTTGTTACCATACATGAAAGAACCTGCTACTGGTTCTCTGATTCCGTCGATATCGACTGGAGGTGCTGCAATGAATGCAACGATGAAACATGCTGCTGCTGTTAGCAAGCATGGGATCATGAGTACACCGAACCAACCAACATAAATTCTGTTGTTTGTAGATGTAACCCACTCACAGAACTCAGGCCACCCTGCTAGGAGTCCACCTTGTCTGCGTGTATTTGAAAGAGTTGTCATTAGGACGATTGTAAGTAGGGCATCAAGGGTAGATGCGAAACTTATTTCCTGTAATCCCTCACTACAGGATAGAAAGACGAAGTATTATAGTGCCTATAGGTCTTGGTTTGAGAGCACTGACAGGTGAGGAAACCCTCACTTTATATCTTTATTATATATTAATTGTAAAGTTTTGTCAAGTTTTATATACCTTGCCAGAAATTATCTGTTACAGGTTGTAAGTTCCTTGATAGGAAGTACAATCCTAGGTTACATACGAACCAGTTTATATTTACTACCCAAGTTTGTCTCCAGAGATACTTTCTATTGCTCTGTACAATAAACATATTTCTCTCGTTCATTGTTGTCTCTGCGGAGAGAGGTCTAACTTTAATGTACTGCTCTAGACCTAATGCAATTACAAATCCTATTGCATAGATGTAAAACAAAAAGTTAAGTAAACTTGCTGATGTTAGTAGTAATGGAATCATGTTAGTAGTGGTTGTAAATTCTTTTTATTATTGGTATGAGATCTGTCTCAACTTTATCTGATATATTGTCTATGATATTGATATCAATTTCCATAAAAGGTGGGATAATACCAAGCATTCTTAGTAATCCATCTACGAATAATGCGAGAGTTGTGAAACCTAGTATCATGCTGATAACAGTTGCTTCTCTGTTGTGCTTTGCCATAGACGCTTGATCTATTTGTCTTGCTTGCTCAACAGCATATTCAATTAACGCATCGACTTCTGCCTTAGTATAGACTTGATCTTCTTTAATTTGTTTTGAACTAATAGTCATGCGTTTTCTTAGTAATAGTATTCATCGAGAACATCTAATGCGTTGTTCAGTGCTTGTTGTGCTGCCCAACGCTGCTCATCGTTCCAATCTGGATACCAAGTCTTGTCATGTATACCTTGCTTGATCCTTAATAGTCTAGCATTCATATACACCTTGGTCAATCTGCCATTCATAGAAGTATTTTTGGTACTTCTTTTATATTATACCAAGCGAACCTGCAGTTATGCCAATTGTCATCATACCAAAAAATTCCACCAAAGGCATATGGTCTGATGGAATTGTCGTAAAAATTTGATTTAATACTGATAACATTATGCGAATGCGATGTTGCCTACACCTGTTGTGATGTAAAGTGCAACTACTGAAGTGAATAAAATGTGATACATTATGCTCCTGTGGGGACTGGAATGGGTTCAGTTACTCGAACACCCTTGCCACCACCTAAATCATCATCGTCATCATCAGCAGCACGAAGAACTAATTCTAGTAGTACGACAAATGCAAATGGATAAAGACACCAAAGCACTGCCATGAAAGGGGTTATAGAATTTGTTGAGACTGCTAAGTCTGACATAGATGTTTAGTATTAAGTAATGTAACGAGTAACTATTTAGTTTTGTAAAGTTCTAAGAGAAAAAAAATAAGACCCTTAGAAGAAACCTGGTATAATCCAACCAGTGAATCCGTAGTTGACTACTGCTGCGAACAAACCCATCATCGCTAGACGACCGTTCATTTGCTCTGCTGTTTTCCAATAGTTCATTATACGAAACCTGGTATGATTTGACCTGTTGTTAAGTAAGCACCTAATCCTGCGATGATGCCAAGCATTGCTAGTCTACCGTTAAGTTTTTCAGCAACTACTTTCTGTGCTTCTATCTCTTTCTTGTTTGATGGATACATTAGAAGATACCTGGTATGATATTTCCTGTTGTAGCATATGCTCCTACAGCTGCTACGAAACCAAGCATTGCTGCCCATCCGTTAAATCTTTCTGCTTCTGGTGTCATGAGTTTGTCCTCTTTGGGTGTGGTGAATTGGGTGGTAATTTTCATCTTTAGAATCCTGCGAGTCCAAAGAAGAAGAAGTTCCCTGTACAAATATATGAAGTTACACCTGCAACTAATCCTAGCATTGCCCATCTTCCATTAATCTTTTCTGCATTTTTTGCATAAGATTCATAAGAGATGCTTTCGTCTATGTAAGGACGAGTCTCGTTAGGGAAAGCGTTTTGTCTTCCACCTGATTCTGTTGTAACTGTCATTTTTAAGTTTTGTTAAGAACTGTAACATAATTATATAGGAAATATTAAATTCTGTCAACTAGGTAATATTACTTAAGTTTGGACTCACTAACAATTCTTGTTTAAATCCTCTACCATATTGCCACCAATCTCTGCTCCCTGATCCATACCCATCATCGTAACAGCACCTGCAATAACCCACCCAACAAAGGGAATATTACTAAAGGCAGGAGCAACAGCAGCACCAACACTAGCCCCAACCATTTTACCTGTTCCTTTTCCTGATCCGATTGCTTCGATGCATGCTTCAGACTTTCCACTTTCTGAGATTTGATCTCTTTGTCCTTGATACTGTAAATGTTTAGACCCATCCATCGTGTACTCTTCGTATGTCCTAGTGTTCTCGTTAGCCAACCCAAGAAACCCACCTTTCTCTTTAAGATCCCTTTCCACACGCATTACTTTAGGGTCATTTGCTTTGTAACTAATTCTATATCCTTCTTTATCTGCCTCTACCACATAAGATGTGTAAGGACCTACTGGTACATTAACTACAGGGAACTCTGACTTCCTTGAGATCATTCCTATCATACCAATATGAGACAGACCAACTAGTGCACCTAAAGTTATCGCACCTATCTTTGTCCAGTTTGTTTTGGGTTTGGTTTTAGGAGCGTTAGATAAGTCTACAGTATACATGGAGTCAGTAGTTCCAACACCGATACCAAACATTGCTTCATCTTGATCCATTTTTATATTCATATGCTAACAATATATAGGTGATTCTTCTTGCAAATTGGGTGCGAGAAACAAAAACTAGGACTTACGCAGTTCCTATGTGGACTGATACCCGAAGGATGCCATGCTACCTGTTCTGTTTCCCTGCATATATTTTACCATAAAAAAAGAGGGTGTCAAGCACCCTCTGGTAAGTTCCGATTGTAGAGACTGCACGAAAGGAGTCTCAATCTTATTTAGAATGTATACTTAAGTCCTGCTTTTCCAGCCCAGTCTACATCATCAACATTAGTAGCAGCAGAGATCTCTCCGTATACTCCAACCTTATCGTTGATTGCTTTTCCACCACCGATGTAACCGATTAGTTCAGTGTCACCGAACTCATCAGCAGTCTCTGTGTGAGTTACTGTAGGACCACCTGATACATACCAGTCAATTCCATTAGGTGTTGTGCCTTCGTATCCAAGTTGGAATTCCCATGTACCTGATGAGTATGCTCCATCTGGATATGAACCACTTGCTTCTACATTAACATAAGGACCAGCAAAAGCGGCTCCAGAGAATAGAAGAGGTGTTGCTGCTAAAGCAGCTATTGTTGATTTAATCATTGTTGTTTTTAGTGTCTCGCAAGATATAGTATTCCTGCGGATGTTAGACTACCCCGACATGGGTGTCTTTGGTCTACGCAGGGTTACGATCTTTCGAGTCCTTCGTGTAACTGTCACATGTGCCAGTTGTAGTATTTATCATAACATGATTTGAATTATGTGTCAACCATCACTTTCCTTCAAAACCTGGTGGTAATGTTCCGATGTATGGATTCAGTTCTAAGAGTTGTTTAGGGTTCTCTATCAAGGGAACTTGATTTCTCCAGAACTCCCACAAAGAATCGTGACAATTCTTATGATAAACATCCACATGGATATCATGTATGTCAGAACCTAATGCTATCTTGTACATAAAGATTGGTATTGTATAAGTCAAACCAGTATTGTATATTAAATCATCTGCTACTGCACGAGGAAGAACCTTCTGATCTATTTTATATTTGTCTCCTCTCACATGGAAGTCCACAAGTTTCTGTGCATATCTTCTATTGATTACATAACATGCTGTAGAAAAATCATTAATAAATCTACGATGAATCTGTGCTGTGATACTAGCAGGATTAATAACTGCTAGTTGTAATACATCCCAACCATGTGGTGCGTTAGCAATAAAATCTTTCCAAGTAAATGGCCAGTGTCTTACTACTGATAAGTCACAATCATCTTCCATCATGATAGCAATATCTTGATCACTCTCTAAGAATAACTTCATTGCTTTTAGATGAGATGTTGTGCAACCTATCTCACCTGATGTCATATTGTTAGGGTACTTACCAGTAATGATATCACTTAGATCATCTTCTCTTCCATCGCATGCAGATATCCTAGTATGATCTTCTACCTCCCAATATGAAAACTGTTCTTTCATATAGTCAGCACGATCTGTTTTGTCATCAAGATTGATCCAATAGATGTGTGGTAGTCCTTTTAGTTTTTGTGCAGACTTATTTTTGTCCAATATAAAACTAGTCATTATAATTAGAAATTAATTTTTGAACATTGGGTAGGTAATGTTTCTTTATAACATTCTTCCAACAGAAGTTCTGAGCATACTCTAGGATCTCATCTCTGTGTGCAACAGAGTATTCTCTGTTCTCTTTTATAGCATACTCTACATATTGAATATCGTCAATCTTATCTTCTGGAATCAAAGTAATAAAATCTTTATCTAAATCTAAATTTGCTTTAGCAAATTCACTGATGACAACACCTAGACCTGCTGCAAATGCTTCCATAATTACCAGAGAGTGTGCTTCACCATCTGATAGTAGAACTAGATTACCGTAGTCTGTTAGGTAGTCATGTAGATATTCCTTAGTCCACTCTCCAAGATAATTATGATTCTGATTAAATCTTTTGTCTGCTATATTACCTGCAAAGAAAAGATTATCTATTGACTGAAACTTATGTTGTCTTTTTCTGTAATCTATTTTTGCTAAGTAGATACTACGATTAGGAAACTCTGGTTTATCTGTGGTGCGGAATAGATCTAAGTCAACACCATTAGGTATAGTATATAATTTTTCATCTGGTATACCTCCAATCAAATTATAGATTCTTTTAATGCCTTCTGATAAACAAAATACATTTGGTTTATGTGTCTGGAATGCACTGAAGATTTGACCATAACCATTCATCATGTCTGGTCTTTCTATGTAAGCAAAGTGTGTTGTACATGCACATGGATATTGTATGTAAGGATATAATACTATCCAATCATCGTATTGTATGTGTACAAAGTCTGGACTAAATTCATTAACTCTTTTTATAATCTCTTTTGGATTAGCAATGTTAATAATATCTACATCATGTCCTTCTTTCTTTAAGTTGACACTGTAGTCCCAGATCAAACTTTCAACTGCACCCCATCCGACAGGTGGTATTTGTGTAGCAGGTCCTATAATACTTATTTTCATAGCAGTGACTTCAACTTAGGTATGTATTCACAGGCAAGAATATTTTCTAACCCAAATGTATCTATACCATATCTTCTGATCTCTCTTCTGATCTGTCTGGATAATCTTTTGTTTGTATCTACAACACTCTGAATATACTCTAGATCATTTATTTTATTCTCTGGTATTACATCTATGAATGTTCTGTTAAGATCTAACTCAGGAGCAACTGCCTCTGATACTACCACACCTAGTCCACATATTAAAGCTTCTTTAACAACTAATGGAGTTGTATTCTCTACCTCACTTAGTAAAATAAAATTAGAATAATTTGTTATATTTTTATTTAAAACTTCTCTCTCCATTTCTCCTTGATAGTGTTTACCTCTAAACTTACCTGCCTCTCTACGACCAAAGATATCAATCCCATCTAGATCTTCTAGTATATACTGTCTCTTTCTATCACATACTTGAGAGAAACATATTGTTCTATCATAAGTAGGATACTGATTGAACTCATATGGATTACATCTAACACCTAGTTTACTTAACCATATGTTATCAGCATTAGCACCAAATTCTGTATAAGTATTGATATCTTTTTGACTTGATAAGAAGAGATGGAAATTTTTATTCTCTCTTAGATGTTGGAAGTGCTCACCATAATTATCTCTACCCCACATAGCAGGTGTATTGATATATGGATAGTGAGTTGATGCAATTAATAATTTACAATGTGGTGCGAGATCTTCTAAGATATCTGCGAACACATCATAGTGTAGATGTACAACATCAAACTTACCATACTCTACCTCAAATTTAATTACATCTTTGTCAGGTGTATTGATAATCTGTACTCGATGTCCTAAGTCTTTTAGTATGATGGCATAGTCCCATATCATCATCTCTACAGCACCCCACCTATCTGGTGGGATCTTCATAATGCCAGGTCCTATGAGTGCAATCTTCATTGATAGTCCTCCCAATACATTACTTTTTTTAATTCCTCTACATCAGTATCGTACTGATCTAGAGTGTGTACATTTTGACATGCACTATGGAATAAAAATATTTTTTCCATCTCAGTTTCATATGGATTAGATCCATACCAGATACCATCTCTCTGTTCCATAGGCATATAATTTTTAGCAGCACAATGATTGAATGCACCGTTAGTAAATTTAAAATTTTTCCATAAATTTAATGCAAAACATAAAATTAATTCATCAGTTACACCATGATGTAATCCACCATCAGAAAATATATCTGTAAAGATCTCATTATATTTCTCAAACAAACCATCATGCTTTTCTTTTTGAAATAAGAATGCACCTGATGCAGCATAAACATATGATGATGTATCTTCTGGAATATAATTACCTAGATTTACTCTACTAATTTTTTGATTACTAACAAGGAAGTTATGTAATGTTGGAACCCACCAATGTTGTGTACAAAGGAACTTATCTTCTGCCTGTTCTATTAACTCATCTGTTCTATCATTTATTACTACTGTATCTGTATCCATATAGAAACAGTAATCAGTTTCTAAATGCTTATACAGTTCATATCTTTTCTTCCATATATGTGGTTGGAAATAATTTCTATCGTCTTCATTCTCTACCTTCTCTGCTTCAGCATTAACTATCTTGACATTAGGATCATCAATATTCAATCTATTATCCATATCTATTATAAGAATCTCATGCGGTTGTTTCACTCTTTCAAGTGACTCACATGCTCTCATAAGATTTTTATAATAAATGTCATCACCACCAACGATGAATCCAAAAGTCACTTTGTTCATTGATCAGCTTTAATATACACCCAAGATTTATATGCGTACTCATTAGTAAGATGAATGCCTTCCCATACTTCCTTATCAAAGAACTCTTCTAGAGCACCTTCAACATCAAAGTAATCTGCAGTTACATTATCAGGATCACAATAAGTATCATGTCCTGCTATTATACCACCGTATTTTACTTTTGGATACCATGCATTAAGATCTTCTAACACTGCCTCTTTAGTATGGTCTGCATCTAGGTAAACATAATCAAAGAATCCATCCTCAAACTTTGATGCCCACTCTACTGATGAACCCTTACACATTTCTATCTGTGGATTGTTACCATAAAGTTCTTTGACTCTCTTATGTCCTTGCTCCACACGATCTTCAAACTTTGTGAAGTGAGCATCGTTACCTTCTGTCTGCCACTTGTCAACAAGATAAAACTTATCAACAAAATCTTTCATCTGAGGATAATATATGTCCAAGTATCCTCCATACTCTACACCTACCTCTGCTACCTTGAGAGGTTTCCATTCTTCTAAACTGTCAACAACAACAGTAGGTAAATGATCCCTAGAAAATTCAAAATGTTTGAACTTAGGATTGATATTAAAATTGAGTGGGTTGTACATAACTAAACCAGTTTTAAAATACCTTTAGATCTATTCATAAAGGTGTGTTTTTCTTTGACAATTTTCATTTGATGTTGAATCAATTCTACATTGTCATGTTTTTGGAATCCTTTTAAAAATAGATCCTTAATGTTCTCTTCGCAGACAACTGTGTCATCAATAAACTTAGCAAGTTTAGGTGAGTTTGTCATGCCTAGATGACCGTAACTAATTGCCTTGAATATTCGGCAACTCTTTACACCCCATGCCTTATGTGTCTCATTTCTGAGGTCAGGTTGCATGACAGATCTCTGCATGTATTCTCTGTATTGATCATCAGGGAGTGGTGTATTCCAAGGATCGCTATAGTAACATTGTATGTTTGCATAACGACATTCCTGCATCCATTGTTGTATGACAGGACCGTTAGCAAACTTACCACTCTCAGAGATACTACCTATCATATGATATTCTGATTCTCTTTTTCTGGTTGCCCAGTTAAAATCAATCTCCTCTGGCAATAAGTTTGCTGCCCATGCCATGTATATTATATCATAATCAGATGAGTTTTTATCATACAATACACCTGACTCTAACTCCTCACAATTATCATAATCTAATTCATATGTGTAGTTAACATCTTGCATATAATCCACATGATATCTCATGTCAATCAACTTCTTGACATTACCAAGATACTTCTCTGGATTTACACAGACATGGCATACATATGTACTAGTCTTTCTTAAGGGTATTTTTTTATCTCTGTATCCTTCGCAAAAGAATAAGCAGTTATCATAATCAAAATTATGTGGGTGTGCTTCGTCAGTAAACCAATAAACTTCATACCCTTGATGTTCAAATGCTTTCTTAAATGCTTCGTAGATGTAAGAATAGGTATCTGTGTGTAATGGATACCCCCATAATATTATTTTCATACCTTCCCCAACATATAATCTTCTGCTTTTTTAGTTTTTCCTGTGACACATTTCATAGCAGCGATGATGTTACCATCTACCAGATCAGGGTGTGCCCACCAGTCTTCAAATGGATGCTGATCATCTACAGAAATGTCATCAGCAATTAAAATATATCCTCTGTCTTGTAAATACTGTCTTGACTCATTTTGTACAGAGTCACCATCATTATATTTGTCATGTTCAAATGTTATTACAGCAAACTTAAACTTGTCTAAGTTAATCTTTAGCATTGAGTCGAAAGTTACTCTAGCAGGTTCACAATCTACCTGTAGATAGTCAAAGGTAGGTCCTAATTTTACCTCTTCAAATAATGCATCAAAGTCAGCAGTGGTTGCATCTCCTAGAGCTATGGGTGCTTTACGATGTTCGTTGTAAAGATCTGCCTCATGTTCTTTGATCTCAAATCCAATACCATTCCATGCAAACCTAGACTCTAGTAAAGCAGTGTTGTTAGATATAACAGGATGTCCTGCACCTATCTCACAGAATGTTCCATATGGTTTACCATCTAGCATAGACAGGACAAACATATCCTGATAACACTGTGAAAAGTTTTGGTGGTTTACTAAGTCAACATTCTTAAATTGATAACGAAGTTGTTCCTTTTTATCTGCTGTATAAAAGGTAGGCAATTGCCAAGCATTCGGGTCACTCATGTTTGTAATGTAGAATTATCTTTTGCAAGATGAATAATCTTTCTATCATATGTATAATGCGGGAAACACTCTGGATATGCATAGTCAGGAGGCAATGCATTGACCTTATCTTCATTCTCTAAAAAGAACTTATTGATCTGACTTTCATCATGCCACACTGCTATTATATCATTCTCATAATCCTTGTCAACTCTTTCTTTCAATGTCTTCATCATAGGTATGACATTCTTAATCTGTCCTCCCCAGAGACACCCTTGATAATAATTTTTAGGTGTCGGTTCTTTTACATATGCTTCTGACTTAGGATTAGTTTCAAATGTACCTGTGTAATCACCGTAATGACATGGATGATGTACAGCAAGGTATTCTTTCTCAGGATTTAATATCTCATAAGAAAATATTTTCTTGCGTACCATCATGTCGGCATCTAAGAATACCATCCAGTCATATTTTTTTAATTCTTTTTCGGCCTCAAGTATAGTGTGAAACCTTTCCAGAGTTATTGCTGGCCATGGTTTGTGTTCTATATTGTAAAATGAAATGTTGTCGGGTATGTTACCCTCTAAATTACCATCTGTAAATACGAAGTATTGTTTGTTTGCATCAGGCATAAAATGCTCTTCGCAACTGTCATAATACTTTGGAAGAAAGTCAAGATACTTATTAGTACCTATGAATATTACTGCCACATTTGTCATAGTTTCATCCAACCTTCGCAATAAAGATCTTTGGTATTGTGTTGTGCATCCAATGGAGGACCGAACCACTTCATTGGTGCTATTACTTGTTTTTCTGACGATGTTGAAAGCCATGCTCCCCACCAACTAAAAGAACTATTTGCTATGATAAAATCAGAACACTTAGTCATTAAACATAGATCAATGTATTGATTTCTTGACTCAGAAATCATAAACCTATCATCTGCAAATAGGGATTGTTCCATACACCATGTAGGATCATCTGATAGAACAACCACTTCTCTGTCCTTATCAAAGTAGGACAGTGCTTTCTCATAGTAATCTAAACCAACAATAGGATGATGCCCATACTGAGCATAGTCAGTTCGTCTTACATGTAAAGCGATAGGTTTATTTAGACCCTCCATCATTTCTGTGCAGGGATTTTCTATGTCATCTATGAATGAAAAATCTTTTAATAATTCATCTCTAACATTTAAAAAATACTTCTCACTTTGATAGAATCCATGTAGTGATACCCAGTCTGGGCAATTGTTAAACAAGTCCTCATCAAAATGAAAATGTCTCTCTCTTAACTCTGGTCTTTTTAAATCTAACCATTGTATTTGTAGAGGATTAAATGTCTCTAACCTAAATGGCATGAACAGTTGATGCTCTTGCCATTGATCTGCATTACTTGTAAACTTTGATGGTGGTACAACATAAGAATACCCTCTGTTTTTTGCTATACCTTTTACAGCAGCATACTGAAACATTTGGTTTGCTAGACGCTCACCTTTTTTACCTACTGCGTTTATACCAATCATCTAGTTTGCAAGTGTGTTGCCTGTTGGAACCATAGATATGCCTCCTGTAAACCTTTATCAATATCATACTTTGGTTTCCAACCTTTCTCTGTAATCTTACTATAATCTAATGGTCTTTTTGGTGTACCATTAGGACGACTAGTATCCCATTCTATCTTACCTTGATAACCAGTAAGAGCAGCAATCTTATGTGCTAGATGAAATATAGATATGTCTTGTCCTGACCCTACATTTATAAGTTCTGCATTACTGTAGTTCTCTACAGCAAACAGACAGGCATCAGCAAGGTCATCAACATACATAAACTCTCTGGTAGGAGTTCCATCACCCCAACAGGTTACAGAATCTGTTGTAGCATTATTAAATTTAGTCATCAATGCAGGAATGACATGACCATTCTCAGGATGAAAGTTATCATTAGGACCGTACAGATTACATGGCATCAATGACACACCTTTAAATCCATACTGTTTGTTATACATCTTTAGCATCTCTATGCCATGTATCTTAGCAATAGCATATGCTTCATTAGTAGGTTCTAGTTCACCTGTTAGTATAGACTCTTCTTTAACAGGAGTCTCAGCATACTTAGGATAGATGCAAACACTACCAAGGAAGACAAACTTCTTGACAAAGTATTTGTATGCCCAATGAATCAGGTTAGTTTGAATCATTGTGTTCTGATAGATGAACTCTGCTGAGTAAGTATCATTAGCATGAATACCACCTACTCTGGCAGCAGCATCAAAAACAAAATCTATTCTGTTATCTTCAAATAATTTTCTAACATCATCTGATTTTGTTAGGTCACACTCACTTCTATCTTTAGTGATAACATTTGTGTAACCCTCTTCTTTTAATCTACGAACAATTGCAGAACCAACTAACCCCTTATGTCCTGCAACAAAAATCTTGGAGTCTTTTTGCATTGTTCTAATCCTCATGGTATAACAACTTCTGGTTGAGGTAACGGAAATAGTAACCTCTTACCTTTGAACTTAGGATGCTTCACAAAGAACTCCTTAAAATGCCAAGGTAAAACGATGTATAAATCATACTCTTGTTCCATTACCTTATCTTCTGTAGCAATAGGAATCCAAGTACCTGGCGTATAAGAACCATCTTTGTCTGGGTTTACATCTCCTATGACTGTTATATCATTTGGAGTTACCTCCCATGTCTGTAGGGTTACATTACCCTTTGTACTAGCTCCTAGAGCACATACTGTTGCTTTGTTTTCTTTGTAGAAGTTTAGCATCTTCCAGAACTGTTCTCTGTTCTGTACTAATCTAATAGCAAAGTCTGTCCAAGGTTCATTAGTATCTAATTTTTGATCTAACTCACTAGCAATAAGTGCAGTTAGTTTTGTAGTGCATTCTTTTCTCTTACTATTACTCTTTGCAACTACAACAGATATACTACCACCATTTACATCATTAAATTCAAAATCAACAATCTTAAATCCTGCCTTATCCATGATGTATTTGAGTTGTCTCATACCATAGTATGATAGATGCTCATGACATACAGTATCAAAGGAGTTAACCCTTAACATCTCTGGCATATAACTCTGTTCTAATACCCAGATGCCCTCACTGTCAAGACACTCTCTTACTTCTCTAGCAAACTCACATGGATCTTCGAGGTCGTAGAACATCGAGAAGGAAGTAATAACTTTTGCTTTTTGTTTTCCAAATCTTTCATTAAATACTTTTGATGAGAAGAAGTCTGCGATGTAATGTACATTTTCTGGGAAATAATCTTTGAATTTTTTTGATGTAGGATCAATACTTATTAGTTGACAATCTTGTGGAAAGAATCCTAAGAATGTTCCATCGTTTCCTGCGATGTCACATACAATGTCACCTGAGTCTAGTTTGATATCCTTTATAATCTTTTCTGCTTTTCCTTTAAGGTGTTTGACCATGCTACCATTCAGTCCAGAACGATAACCATACTCTTCTCCGTACATTGTAGGAAGATCAAAGGTATGTTCTAGTTGTACATGACCACAACCACCTTTAGATTCGTCACACTTAACAAGAGTCAAAGGACCTTTGTACATCTCAGGATCAATCTCTTTAGGAAATACTCCTGACAAATATTGATCACCGAGGTCTAGGACAACATCATAATGTTCGTTGCCACAGACTCTACACTTGGTTATTTTGTGAAATAATTTCATTGTCCGTAAATACACATGTCTTCAACGAGATCTTTAAAAGATAACTCTGGTTCCCAACCTAAGACTTCTTTTGCCTTAGTAGCATCACCTAGAAGTTGTTCTACTTCTGTGGGTCTGTAATACTTTTCACTGACTCGAATGATATCTCTTCCCATTGTAGGACAATATCCTGTTTCTTTCAAGCCTTCTCCTCTCCATTGTATGCTGAAACCAAAATACTCTGCAGCATACTCTACAAATTCTCTTACACTATACATCTTACCAGTTGCTAGTACAAAGTCATCTGCCTTTTCATGTTGTGTAATCATCCACATGCCACGAACATAGTCCTTAGCATGTCCCCAGTCTCTCTTAGCATCTAGGTTACCCAACACTAACTCTTGTTGCATACCTGTTGAGATGCGAGATAGACCCATTGTAATCTTACGAGTTACAAATGTCTCACCTCTTCTCTGGGACTCGTGATTGAATAGTATACCATTACTAGCATGGATACCATATGCCTCACGATAGTTTCTAGTAATCCAGTAAGCATAGAGTTTTGCTACACCGTAAGGACTACGAGGATAGAATGGAGTTGTCTCTGTTTGAGGAACTTCTTGTACCAATCCATATAACTCTGATGTAGATGCTTGATAGTATCTGCACTCATGATCTAGTAAACGAATTGCATCTAACAGACGAAGAGTTCCTAGAGCATCTACCTCACCTGTATACTCAGGCATTTCAAAAGATACCTTTACATGACTCATAGCAGCAAGGTTATAAACCTCTGTTGGTTTGATCTTTTGAACCAAACTAATTATGTTACCAGAGTCAGTTAGATCTCCGTAGTGAAGATGGATACGAGAGTATATATGATCTATTCTATGGGTGTTAATCATAGAAGATCTACGGACAATACCATGTACTTCATATCCTTTCTCTAGCAGAAGTTCTGCCAAATAGGAACCATCTTGTCCTGTTATTCCAGTAATAAGAGCTTTCATATATTTTTTACAGCTCTTACATTATAGCATATTACTCTTTGTTCAGCAATTCTTTGTGTTTGAATACTCCCTTCGTGCAGAAGTAGAAAGTATAGTTCTCTGTGGTCACATAGTAACCATCTATTTCTTTACCATTATCAGTGTAACCATATGCTTTAACCTTTTCGTCAACACCATCAAATCTAAAATTTTTATCATCTCTTATAAGAGACTCGTGGTATCTGGCATCTAAGTTGATCATTGGTAGAGGTAGGAGGTCTAATAATTGTATAATATTTCTATGTATATGTCAAGGTATCCTAACAACTGTAATATTTATTAATATTAGAAAAAAGTTACCTCAGTGAACCTTGTTTTGTGCTGCCACCTATTGTCAACAATGGTTTGACCATGTGGCCATTGACCAGGAAATGCAACTAATGAATTAAATTTTGATAAGATACAGAGTTTTTCTTTAAAATATTTTTCATCTTTCCAAGGTATGACATGCTCAGTATCTTTGTGTAGCATCTCTGACCCTAGTTCTGTTGCATCATAGAAACTTGTACCAGGTGTATAGTTCTCATCTGGGTTTAGATAGATGCAGACATTCAATTTATTATCTACATGAGGTGACCAGTTATATGGTTCATGATCAAACGGATCTATCAATCTAAACTGATTAAAAACTGAGATAGGGTTAGTACCATAAGGAGGTGTTGAAGCAGGTATCTTAAAGAAGTCACAGATATGTTTAAACAAGATCGTTCTGGTTGGATCAAATCTAAAGTCACCATACTTTTGACCGTCCATAAACTCTTTACCATTGATACCATCTTTAGTAGGTGGTTTTAAAGAGACTATAGGTGCTTCATTTAACCACTCATGTACTCTCTCTGGTCTTTTATAAATGTCATCTACAAATACTATATGACTTCCAAATAAAGGTAAGATAGTTACCTTCCATTCATCATTCATTAAGAAGTCATTCTGATCAAAAAACTTAGGAATCTTCATCAAGTTCAATAATAATTCTATTGTTTTCAAAGTCTGCTCTCATTTTAAGAGGAGCATCTACTGGCCACATCATTTCTTCATAGAGAGTATTTAACTTCTCCATATCTTCCCAGAGATCATTTACAGATTTTTCTTCTGAAGGATCGTCTTCTAGAAATTCGTTGAGTGAATCGAAAAAATTCATAGTAACTCTATTTAGAGTTCAATTCTTTCTTGTTCATACATTTAATTGCAATGCTGAACCTATGATGATCTCGAAATGGTGTTGCCCTGTGCAATACACTAGAGGTAAATCTAACCAAACTATTATAGTATGGTGGGACACCTATAATTTTATCATCTAAGGAGAACTCTGTCCATCCACCCTGATTTATATCATAATCATGTGGATGTTTTGGATAGTATATAAATGTCCATTGATCTGAATCATTTACTGAGTCTGTATGAAAATATGCTTGCTCTTTAGGTGCGAATACATTTACATATAGACGATAGATAGCATAATCATTCCAAAAATTAGGATATTTTTCGTGGATATATTTGATAAAATAATTATAAATTAATTTTGTTTCGTCAGTTATAAGTATACCTTCCTTTTCATCTATGTGAAAGAGGTCACACACTAATCCAGTAGGAGGATGCTCCGTATTGTCTGTCTCTCCATAACGATACTTGGCATTGTGTACAAACTCTGCCATCTCTATTGCTATGTTGTCTGGAAAGAAATTATCTGCCTGTTGTATACTAGGTTTAGGTTTTAATTTCATCTTTAAACCCCAAGTATTTTAAAACATGTGTCCTAACTTCCATTAGTTCATCAAAGCAACCTTGATTGTGTGCACAACCACGCAATTTGGTATTCGGTTCTAATACCGACTCAATGAATAAAGTTTTTGCTCTATTCAATTTGTCTTTTCTTTCTTCTGACCAACCAGTGCCAGGTGTATATTCATACCCATGCTCTAGCAGGTGCATCTCGTCATCAAATGTGAAGGGAGTCATGATTTTTCTTCTGGAATAATTCTGTATACTGTGGTATACCTAGGTACATGAGGAACTGTGGGTGCTAATCCTCTGTGTGGGTGTTTGCCAGGAAAGATAATAAGTCTACCTGGCACATAGTCATGCTGTTCAATTACATTCTCTTTCCAATCCATCAATTGAAACTGACCACCCCACTCAGGTTTCCACTCACTATTGTTCATGAGCATTACAGTTAGTTCATCATCTACAGCATCTGTATGAGTTGAACCATTCATACCAATAAATTGAAGATTGACATCAATTCTTTTCAAGTATATAGGATTGTTAAATTGATCCTCTATGACATCAAATGCATCAAAAAATTTTGCTGCTTTATCATGTAAATAATCAACTCTATTCAGACTAGATCTTGCTAGTATATTTGTACCAAATAATCTATGAGAGTTTGCTACATTGTTAGCAGTCACTGGAATCTCATGTGTGAGAATTGATTCCAGATTACTTATAAAATCTTTATCAAATAGGTCGTCTATTATATGTGATATCATCTTTACATTATAAGACCCCAGACTCAAAGAGTCAAGGGGTCTAAATTTCTTACATTTTTTTTAAATTAAAAGTTCTTTACACACTCTTTTGCAGATGTGTTGCTGATCATCACACTCGATTAAACAATCAAAATAGTCATTGACTATATTTTCATCATCTTTTGATGAATCGGGATGAGTCCATTCTGCTAGTTGATTGAATGATATGCTGTGTGACATTGGTTTACTAAAGTTTGCTTTCATAACGAATAAGTTTAGGTCATAGTCCTATCCTTAATTCTATCATTATTTAGTCAGGAAATGCTTATAAAAGAGGTTCGGTTTTACAAAAATTTATGCCTACGAGTTTATACCTATGTCCTTCTCTTCCTCTTCTGTCTTGTATGCCCACTCATCTGTGTGTCCAACTGACCACCACTTAGGCAATGTCTCTACTGCATAGTTCTGTGTGCATACTTTAAAGTCTGGTTGCTTGAGGTTGTCATTATCAATCAAACTATTATCAAAGAACTGACACCTGTTGTTTGGTTGTGCTGCAAACTGTCCATTGTCTAGTGCTATGATATTAAATGTCTTGTGTTCTGGATCATGCTCTGAGAAGTTTGTATCTAATACAGAGAAGTCAGGGTGTGCAGTATCAATAGTAAACTCATACTCACCTGCATGCATCCTTTTATCCTTACCAAAGAACTGACACCTACCTAGTATTGGTTTCTCTACTACCGTAATATTATAATCAAAACAATCCCATAGTTCTAATACATCTAATGGTAATTGATTATCTTGATCGTAATCTTCCTTCCATACGAATGCACTAAGTGGTAACTTATCAAAGAGTGCACCATAGTCAGTTAGTAATGTCTCAAAGTATAATGCTTTTGCCTGTATACTCCTAACAGATATCCATAAACCTGGCGTTAGTTCTCCGTGACCCTTCTCTAAGTCATAGAGATACTCTTTCTTTACCCACACCTTTCTAGGTGGTAGAGGATGGACTAGATATGCCATTAACCTCCTACTGTATTCTTATAGTCCTGATCAAATAGTGCTAGACCTTTCTCTGTAAGTATATGATTGTACATCTTCTTAAAGACCGCAGGTGGTAAGGTAACTATATCTGCACCTACCTCAAATGCATCAGACACACTGTGTACATCTCTAATAGATGCTGCTAGTATCTCAGTTCCTGTGATCATCTGTGCTGTAAATATATCACTGATTTGTTTTATCAGACCTATACCATCAAATGAATTGTCATCTACTCTACCTACGAATGGTGAGATGTATGTTGCTCCTGCCTTTGCTGCAAGTATTGCCTGTGCTGCAGAGAATATAAGAGTTACATTGACTTTAATACCTGACTGATTTAAAATCTTACATGCTTTTAATCCTGCAGGTGTACAAGGAACTTTAATTGTAGTTGCATCACCATACTTTTCTTTTAGTCTTTGACCTTCTGATACAAATATTCCTACATCATCAGTCACGATCTCCATACTTAGATCTGGTACACCCATACTGATTAGGTTACCATAGACTGTCTCTACATCTTCACCATTTTTCAATATGAGAGTTGGGTTTGTTGTTACCCCATCAATAAGACCTGTCTCCAGACCTTGCATAATTTCACTGCTGTTAGCAGTATCAAGAAAAATCTTCATTAAAATAATCTTTGCGGTAGTATCTACCTAGTATGTTACTATTATAATAGGCAGGGGTATCATCTGTCAACTTTTCTGTCAGGACATTATGAAGGAATAGTTGTCTGGTTTCCTCATAGTTGGTTCTTCCGAGGGTAGAATGTAAGGATAAGATCTCTCTGGAGAAGTTCTCCTTTCCGTAGGTGGATATGTCGGCCTTGAGTTCTGGGGAACTTCCATAATACTTCTTCCAATCAGATTCAGAAGTGACTCTTCTCTTTCCACCCTTGGGTTTTCTTTTCTGTACGAAGTATTTTCTACCGATGTATTGCTTACCTGTTTGTATATTAGTAATCCTGTAGACGAAACCGAACTGACCGTCAATATCGTCAGAAGTGAAAGCTGTGCCTTTATATAACCAGGGATTTTCATAATCTAATGCCATGCTCCTATTTAGGAGGTCACACCATCAGCTCCTGCTCTTACTGCCATTAATTTTTTCATTAGAATTTGTTTCTTAATCATATTTGCTTGCTTCTTTTTACCCTCTATCTGTTTCTGCTGTCCCTTAGTCATTGGTTTAGAACCACCTACTTGAGGTTTAGGATCTACTTGCTCACTTCTTACAATTTTTTCATCCTTTTCTCTCTTTCCTAAGTTTATTTTAATTTGTTTCTTAGAAATTTTAGGACCTCCTATTGGATCTCCATACTCATCTCTCTTCACCTGTTCTGCAGTCATTGGTTTAGCGTTAGGTGCACCACCTGCTTCACCATCTCTTAGAGACTGACCAGTATCACTCTGCTTTACTTTTTTCTTTGCTGCTTTGTCAGCAGTTAGTATTTTCTTTGCTCTGTCTCTTCTATCTTCTTTCTGTTTCTTCAGAGCTGCTTGTCTCTTAGCATCCTGCTCACTCTTTACAGCACTTGCTCCACCACCAGTTTTTTTATTGTTACCACCAGTTTGTTTTTTCTCAGCTGCCTGAGTCTTTAACTTTTTTACGGTGTCTTTCCCAGGCTTTATGTCAGGATTGTCTAGACCTCGCACACCATCACGAACCATACCACCTACTATTTGTGCTGCATAACCTAGGACTTCATCTAAATGATCTTCATCCCATCTAGTGTCCCTTACTGTACCTACAAAGTATTCCTCTGCCTTTACCAGTTTCTTTTCTTTGTCTTTCTTTTTCTTATTTTTAAGGTATGCTGCCATAGCACCTGATGGTTTACCTGATCCTTTGTATAAACCATATGATGTTCCTTCATCCATCTCATTTTTTCTTACATATTCTTTTCCACCTGCTCCTATATCAGTTACCTTAACTTTGATCTTTGATGGATCTTTAAGTTTAACTTTAACCATTTTCTTTTCACTTACATACTCTTCTTTCTTTGTCTTTTTCTTGACATTATCTTTATAGTATTTTGTTTTCTTTGGATCAGGACCTAAGAAGTAATCCATAGAAGAACCAGACTTATCATACTTAATTCCTTCACCTACCATTTTCTTAGCAAGTTTAGAAAAATGCTTGAGTCTCTTATCACCGTCTAATTTATTTCCTTTTCTAACTGACTTTGCTACAGGTGACTCTCCAGTCTTAGGATCTACATCATACATACCTTCTTTTACACCCTTAGTCTTCTTGCCTCTTCTATTGTAGTGGTCATCTCTTCTATCTCTTTGAATACCACCACCCAATGCTAGAGATCCATGAGGATTACCATAGCGTTTGTTTCTTGCAGCAGATCTTTTCCAATCAGGAATTAGATTATCTACCTTTGCTTCGTCAACAAACTTGACAGGAGATGAGACTGTACCCTTACCTTTAACATATCTTGTAGTTCTAGGATTTTTAGGATCATCACTCTTAAAATCTTTATGAATTTTATTATATGCCTTCCTAGTCATCTTGACATACTCTTCTCCCATCTCTCTTTTCTTCTTAGCAACTTTAAGATCCTGTAATCTATTAAGAGCTGCTGCTAACTTTGCCTTCTTTGCCATGTTAGATGGTCTTTGAGACTGATGTACTACTTCATCTATGACTGTTACATCATATCCCTGATCCCAAGGTTGTGCAGGATTAATGATCTGCTGATCTGGTGTCTCCTCTACTTCGTCATGCTCTATGACTTTACCATTCTCATCTTTCTGATGATGCTCACTCAGTTTCTTTCTTCTATTTTGTTCTTTCTCTATTCTCTTCAACATAAATTTGTTAGCAGGAGATGACTGATCCATGCCACTAAATCTTTTGTGTGCTGCAGCAAGTTTCTCATCAGACTGTCTACCCATCTTTGCATCTTCTAGTAGATCTAGTTCCCACTCATACTCACAGTTCCATGCTCTAAGAGACTTATTAATTCTTGAGTCAGGATCTCTTGCAGTCTTAGCTGAGGTAAGTTTCTTTTTCATACCTTTCATTCTTGCACAGAATGATGCTCTTCTCTTGTTACCTTTCTTCTTACTAGGTGCTTTTAGATCGCTGCCAGGATTTGCTCTCTCATATGACTTACGACCTTTCTCATTTAAACCACCTGATTTATTCTTACCTTCCTTTCTTTGCCATGCTGCACTCTCTGATACCAACTCACCATCTGCTTTTACTTTATGTCCTTCTGGTATTGGTTTACATTTCTGATCATCGTTACAAAAATACTCTCCCTTACCACAGGTCTGCTCGACATTTAATGTCTTAGGATAGTTTTTATCACCAGGTTTTCTCTTAGGTTTACCTGCCTTGCGTCTAGCATGCATGTTAGCCCAGAGTCCTTTCTTTTCGTTTATGGTTGATGTAAAGGTATCAAACTTCATAACATCGACAATATCTACTATAGTATTTAGATAAAAAACATCTGATTGATTCTATAATTAGCACCAACAAATGAGTTATAATCCATGAATGCAGTGTGTTGTACATTCTGATGATATAAAATCATACGATTGTACTTCATTTTGACATATCCTAGATACTTATTGTCCTTAAAAAACGATGTACCACCTGAGCATTTCTCTGGAGTGTTTAAAAATATACCACTTGCTAAGTTTGTGGTTGATGGACAGTCAGTATGTGGTGGTAGATATTCATTACCATCACTCTGCATTACATTGACCATAAAACTGGCCTGACTCATGATAGATGTAATATAATCGTCAGACAAACAGTTGGGAAAGTAAGTTTGTATGTAATGTCTGTATGTTTCTACAACAGGTTGCATATTATATGATACATTTATCGCTGCTGCAGGATATCCACCCCTATTAGTATGGGTTGTAGCAGGTATATCATCTATAAGTTTACGAACTAGATCTGGATTCTTATAAAAATTATCTACTACCAGTACACCTATGTCATCAAATAATTCTGTCTGTACTTTATGATCGTTACTTACCTTAAAAACAATACCTTCATTAATTATGTCTATCATTCCATTCCTTAAATGTTGTTTGATGCCCTGTCTCTTGACTAGGAGGTTCTTTAATACCTCTAATCTTTTTCCATTCGTTGTGCAATGCACCGAGTAACCATGCCTGAGATAAACTTTTAGGTCCGTTCTCTAGTAGTTCGAGATGTCGTTTGTTGTTACAAAAGTTCTCGGCATAGTCTTTTCTCCAATTTGTCTCATCATAACTCATAATTTAAAACCACTGAATGAATTCTTTTTCATATCTTGTTTGATACCACCAACAATATATGACTCTACCTCAGTCTCTTGTGGTGCTACCTGTAGACCTTTGGAACTAATCCAATGAGTAGTCCAAGGTAATGGGTTTGCTCTCATAGCAATATCATATTGTGGTTTCAATCCTATTGCTTTCATTCTTTTGTTAGCAATCCATTCAACATACTGTGACAATAGTTTTTCATTTAGTCCTATCATACTACCATCTCTGAACAGATATTCTGCCCATCTCTTTTCCTCATCTACACACTTAGCAAATGCACTGTACAACCACTCTTCTTCTTCCTTTATGATCTCCTGCATCACAGGATCATCACCTTTTTTCCACTTGTCTAGTATGGTTTGAGTGACAACTAGATGTTGGTTCTCATCTCTAGCAATAAGAGATACAATCTTTGCACTACCTTCCATCATCTTGAGTTCACCAAAGGCAAAACTACAAGCAAAGGAAACATAAAATCTAATACCCTCTAGGATATTGACATTAGCAACAGCACGATAAAGTTTTCTCTTTACCTCTTTTATTTCTTGTTGATGTTGTGGTGTATCTTTCCAACCTTCTTTCCACCAATTACCATTACCCCATTCCTGTGCAGAATTTAAGAAGTCATCGTATGCAGCAGTAACACTAGCAGCTCTTTCTAAGATATTCTCATCATCAATGATGGTATCAAATACCTCTGATGGATCTGGATATATGTTCTTGATAATGTATGTGTAAGAACGACTATGAATCATCTCCATAGTTTGCCAGATGTTCATAGCACCTTCTAGTTCTGGTATAGAACAGTAGGGTGCAAGTGCTATGCCAGGTGCTCTTCCCTGTACACTGTCAAGCATGATCTGATACTTCAAGTTAGAAGTATAGATATGTTTTTGTTCTGGTCTTAGTGTCTCGTAGTCAGCACGATCTTTCTGTAGGGACACCTCTTCTGGTCGCCAGAAGTATCCTAACATTTGTTGTGTTAACTTTTCAAAAACAGGGTATCTGTACTCATCATATCTTTGTATTCCAAGAGGTGCTCCGAAGAACATTGGTTGTTTTTTGGCATCGACTGGATCTCTATTAAAGACAGTCATTCCCTCTACTTTAGATTGCACAGGCATCGCATTCATTGGCGGTTGATAGGTTGTCTAGTAAGTTGTCTAATGTACATTCTTGTGATTTATCTTCTTCTACTTCTACTTCGTCAGTTTTGTTATCATATGTGTTCTGATAATAAGATGTCTTCCACCCATACTTAAATGTAGTTAAGAAGTCTTGTGCCATTACTGTCACAGGTACTTCATTGTCAGGGTAGTTCTCTGGATTGTAACTCCAGTTGCCACTAATTGCTTGGTCAAAGAACTTTTGCATAACAGAGACAACTTTGATGTAACCATCATTGCCTTTCATTTCCCATAACAAAGTATAATATGATTTCAACGATTGATAAGACGGAACAATTTGCTTAAGAGGACCTTTCTTGGACTTCTTAATGGACAAGTATCCCCTAGGGGGTTCGATTCCGTTTGTTGCGTTAGACACAACGGAACTGCTCTCCGATGGCATCTGTGCGGACAATGTTGAGTTCCGTAATCCGAACTCTCTGATAGAATCCCTAAGAGATGACCAATCATATTTTAAATTGTTCTGTACAATCTCATCTACATCCTTCTTATATGTATCAATTGGAAGTATTCCATCAGCATACTTTGTTTTGTCAAAATATCCACACTTTCCTTGCTCTTTTGCAAGTTGATTTGATGCCTTCAGTAAATAGTATTGAAACGCTTCTGTAAGGTCATGAACCAACTCCCATGCCTTTGGATCATCATAAGATACATGATGCTTGGCAAGGTAATGTGCCAACCCAATGTACCCAATACCAAGTGACCTACGATTTATGGTTCCTATCTCTGCTGCCTTGACAGGATAACCTTGAAAATCAATCAAAGCATCTAATCCACGAACAGATAAGTCACATAATTCCTCAAGTTGATCAAGATTTCTTAGAGTTCCTACATTTATAGCAGATAATATGCACAAAGCAATCTCACCATCACGATCATCTATGTGTTGTAGTGGTGTTGTAGGTAGAGTTATCTCCTGACAGAGGTTACTCATCTCTACTTTATCCTTAAATGAACTATGACTATTGACATGATCCATGTTCATCAAATATATTCTACCTGTCTCTGCTCTCTCTTTTAATAGGTCAAGGATTAGTTCTTGAGCGTTGACTGTGGTTCTGGGGATTGATTCATCCAATTCGTAACTGCAATATAACTCATCAAACCTATCGGTCCCAAAATTCTCATACAAATCAGGAACATCATGAGGGGAAAAAAGCGTGATTTCTTTATTTTCGATAAACCTTTCATAGAATAATTTAGATAATTGTATCGAGTAGTCTAGTTTTCTTACTCTGTTGTCCTCTGTCCCTTTGTTATTTTTGAGAACAATGATGTCACGGATTTCTTTGTGCCAGATAGGAAAGTGGACTGTTGCTGAACCACCTCTGATGCCGTTTTGAGTACAGCATCTGACAGTTGCCTCGAACTTTTTAAGGAAGGGGACAACACCTGTATGTTGAACTTCTCCACCCCTGATTTTACTGTTGATCCCACGGATTCTCCCTGCGTTAATACCGATACCAGCCCTCTGTGCGACATATTTGCCAATAGCCATATCACTGCTAAAGATACTATCGAGGGTGTCATCAATATCAACCAGAACACAAGATGCAAATTGACGAATGGGTGTTCTGACACCGCCCATGACTGGTGTTGGGATGTTGATTCTGTGTCTGGAGATTGCGTCGTAGTAGCGTTTGACATAATCGAGTCTAGTTTCTTTAGGGTATTCTGAAAACATCGTAGCAGCAATCATGATATACATGAACTGAGGAGTTTCGTATAGATCTCCTGTGCTACGGTCTTGTACGAGATATTTATCGGTGACCTGACGAAGACCTGCGTAAGTAAACAGGTAATCTCTATCGTGGTCTATGTAAGAGTCTAGTTCATCTATCTCTTGGTCTGTATATTTACTTGTAAAATGAGAATCATATACACCCTCTCTTATACATTTGGTTATATGATTTCCTAGAGATGGTGCTTCATGGATTCTACCCCATAATTTTTTCCTGACACCAAATAATAATAGTCTAGCAGCAACGAACTGATAGTTTGGAGACTCTAATTCTATTAGATCACTTGCACTTTTGATAAGTATCTCTTGTATTTCTGCTGTGGTAATCCCATCATAGAACTGTATGCCAGAGTTTATCTCAACCTGACTTGCTGATACTCCTGCAAGATCTTTACATGCCTCGTCAACTATCTTATGCATCTTATTAAGATCGAGTGACTCTACACTTCCTGATCTCTTACGAACATTAGTTCCGTTACTCATTTGTCCTCTTCTTTGTATAAATTGAAATTAAATGCCAATGATATTCTTGGTTTGTCTGAATGGTTCCTAGTAACAGAATGTTCTAGTGAACCTGGAAATATTAAAAACATGCCCTCCTTTGGTTCAAATGGAACTGTTGCAAGATGATACTTGTTATGATGAGGATGTAGTAGAAGTTTTCCTGACCCCTCTGGTACAGACACATAGTATACTGCTGATATTTCTACTGGGTAATGATTATGTATAGTGGTACTCATATTCTTTTCGTGAATATGTGACCACATGCTATCCAATACCAGTTGGAATCCTGTAGCAGCATGAAATGCTTTTGCCATTTCAATCACTATGTCATCTACCATCTTACAGTTTGGAGCTTCTGTGTCCTCGTAGTGAGTGCTCCATTCATCATTGTCTAATCGTTTATCCTTTTTAGTTAAGATAAGATCAGCAAGCAATTGAAGACCGTTAGGGTTGATGCTAGATTGTCCTCTACACACATCTATCTTAGAGATGGTGTGGATTTCTAAACTTTTTTCCATTCAGTAAATTTAACTTTCGCTTGTAGTTTAGAATATGTGTTTAATTCTACCACCTTTTTCACATCATGTCCACCTAATACCATGTCATTTATATCCTTTTCAACAATATTAGATGGCCATATCACTATTTTATCTCCTCGGTCAATGGTGGACTCGATTCGTTTACAAATCTCACGATTGCGTGGCTCGTTATCATAAACCCAAGTAGGATTGCTAACACCCCACTTGTGAACATCCCCATCTGCACCACATAGTGCGATTGAGTTGTCGAGGAAGGTCGAATCAAACGGTCCTTCTGTGATATAGACTGGAAGATTTTCTTGAATATCATCAAGTCCATATATTTTAGGTGCTTCATCATCTAACATGATAGTAATGTATTTAACAGAGTTTGAATTTAGAGATCTGCCTTGAAAACCTACCACTTGTTTCTGATAATACAAAGGTATTACTATCCTTGGTTCTTCTATGACTTTAGATGAGAATGTGGGTTGATAACTGTTCACAAAGGCACAAAATTTGTCAGCAAAATAAAACTTAGAGGGATCTATTCCACGATTCTCTAAGTATGTTCGGCCTGATACCACATCAGAACAAGATGGTAAGTCGATCTTTGGTTTAAATGTAGGTTTTTTATATTCTATCTTAGGTTTTTCTGCAGGAAAGTTCTTGCCAGTGAACCCTTCCTTAAATTTCTCCATAGAATATTTGCCATGAAGAGTGCCATCAATCTTTTTAAGAAAGTTATTGAATGACATTGATGCACCACAGTTATGGCACTTGTAATTTGTATTTGCTTTTACTTGGTAAAAATATCCTCTTGCTTTGTTCTTATGCTTCTGTGAATCTCCACACAGAGGGCATCTAAAATTATATAAATTTGGTTTTACTCTCTTAAACTTGTCTAATCTTGCAGAAACTAAATTAATATACTTGGAATCAATCAGATCCATTCACGAATGTTTTTTGTTGCTCCTGTATTGTAGCACTAGTGACTACTGATGTCAATATTCTTTGTCCAATTGGACTAACGAGTACAGATATAATAGACAGAGCACCGAAGATAGACCACATTTTTTTCTCCATCATGCGGAGTCTATCATCTACTAATTTTATATCCCTCTCGCATCCTTTTTTAATTTCATCTGTTTTTCTAGTTACTTCTTTATGAACATTATCTACTTTTTCAAACAGTACAGCATCTATTCTGTCTTGCTTATCTAATTTTTCGTTATGTACAGCAAGAAGTTGACCCATCTTTACAGAATTTTCCTGTAAGGTTGAGACAACTTTTTCTAATCTTTCTAATATAGCAGAATTTACATCCATCTTTTTCTAGATCCAGTACCGCCAGAGGCATATCTTTTCTTTATCTTTTTCTTCAAGGGTTTATCATATCCTGCAACAGGTCCTTTTGCATCAGCACTAGAACTAAAACCACCAGACTGTCCGACAGCGTTACCTGCCATCATTTCTTCACGAAAGTATCTGATTATCTTGTCTAGACGGTGATCCATTAGAGGTCATGTAATTGTTTAATTACAAAATTATCATCTACAATTCTATTTAGTCCTGTGATAGGGTATTCGGGCACTCTACCCAGATAAGTTATAAAACTTTTAGTACAAGACCATAGTTCTTTATCTAATTTAAAGAACAACAGAGGTATTCCTGCGTCCCCAAAAACATTAAAAAGAACAATGAAGTGATTGAGGATAAGATGAGTCCTCAACTCTCCAGTGTTCCTATACCTTTTAAGTAATCTTTTTATATACTTTATTCGCTTTAGGTCATCATAAAAATCATCCTCGGTCACTGCCTGTGGATTTTCGTAATTTTTTATAGCAAATAATAGATAATTGTTGTCATTCAGTTCATCAAATTTCATTGATTTACATATTATTCATCAGTTGGATATGGTATATTACCAGTAGAGATACCAGACATAGCGACTAGGGTTTCTGTTTTGACCCTTAGTGAACCATGACAATCTATATATGTGGTTACACCGACCCAACCAGTGTGTCCTAATTTGTACAACCCTTCGTTTTCTGTTGCTGTACCATAGACTAGTGAGTCTGCGTCTGATCTTCCTTCCTGATAAACGCTATCCAATACTGAACTCTTTGGAAGTTCACTGATGTAGTAAGAGGTTGCTGCAATACTTGTAGCACTCAAACCATCTGTAGTATCAATGGTCAATATTCTATCGCTAGTAATACCTGTGATTACTGCGTCGCCATAATATGTACCGACACCGCCTCTAACACCAATTCGGATTACTTGTCCAACGACTACATCGGAGGTGAAAGTAGTACCAGTGCCAGTTACAGTAGTGCCACTTACAGCGACAGTACCAAATGTCGTAATATTATCATTTGAACCCCAGAGAGCCATGTCTTTTACCCAGTTACGATTTATCTAAAGGTATTTATAATCTTACTAACCTAGTAGTGCTTTCTCTAGTGCTTCCACTAGTTTATCATCTACTTTGTTACCAGATTTAGCTGCTGCTTTTTTAAGAATACCAATAACAAACTGCTTTAGTTTATCTTCTAGATCCTCTGGGATCTTGTCTACCGCTTTATTAATAACATTGATTGCGATAGGTAGTAAAAATTTAGTCATAATTAATGTGATATGCTGTAATATATAGGCTCTTAATCGTACTTTTTCTTACCCTTTACAATGTAACCGCTTCCCTTCTTATCATAGAACTTAACTTTCTTTCTTGAAGCGTTTGCTTGAGAGGTAAAATCTTTAAATTTTTTCTTCTTTTTTGCTGCATCATATTTTTCTTTTGCTTTGTTAATTAATTCATAATGTAGATCAGTTGTTTCTTTTGTAACACCTGCTCTTGACCTTTCTCTTTCTGCCATAGATTTAATAATCATTTTTAAAACTGCTCTTTTACCATAAGGATTACTAGTTCTTCCAAGAGGAATCTTCTTATCTTTTTTCATTGCAATCTCATTAACCACTTCTTCTTTCATACTCTTGAGAAGAGCATCAACACGAGCTTGACTATCTTTTTTGTGATAATTTACTGGTGTTTTATCCTTCTTCCCTCTCATTTTCACACCTCTACTTTTTTTAGTATTATATCTTCTTGCCTCTGTGTCATCGTGTGATGCCAAACTACCTCTAGATCCTCTTCTATTACCAAATGTTCTTTGGTTTCTTTCATTTTGTTTAGCATAATCGGATTTACCCTTATCTACCTTTGCCTCTGGTATTACTTCTTCTTTATTATAGTTCTTCCATGCAGTAGCATAAGCAATTGATTTTTCATCATCAGTTAACTTACCATCTTTTTTATAAGATTTTTTAATGTGCTTTACCATTCTCTCATGTTTTGCGGTAGGAGGTGCTACTTCATTGATCATGATCCAAGTCCTCCACTTCCATATCTTGCTCTTACATTAACATAATCCTGTGTGCTCTTGTAACCTGCTTTCTTTGCCTTAGCGTCTAACGCTTTGCTTTCTTTTTTCCTTGCTATTTTTTCTCTTGCTTTTCTTACTCCCGCACTAGGTCCTTCTTGTTTCTTTTCACCTTTTACTTTCTTGCGTTGTCCCTCTGGTCTACCAGTTTCTTTACGAATTTTATTTCTTACAAAATTAAGTGCAGTGTCACCACTTCCACCTTTCTTTACGGGACTACCTTTGGGTTTATTCAATGAACCAGTTGCTTTACCTGTTTCTTTTCCATAGCGATTCAATTCAGATATGTCTCCAACGACAAGATCTGTAACCTCGTATGCTTGCTCAGGTTCGTTTGCTTTTACTAGATAGATTTTATCTTCTTCTTCAATCGTTAAAGTTTTTTTTTACTCTCCAACATTGGTAGTGTTGGTTCATATGACGCACTCATACCTCTGTCTGCCATGAACTTTTTAAATGCAGGAGAGTTAATTCCTCTCTTTGGATCTCTCATTCTAGCAGCTCTAGATCTCTGTCTGTATGGTTTATCAGACTCGTCTGGATCTTTATGCTTCTCAGGTTCGTAAGCAACCTGTCTATTTTCGTATGCTACATCTTCTTTTTTGCAGTCAGGAACTTGTCTACCATCTTTCATCTTAGTTCCTGTTGCTTTATAACCATCCCAACATGATGGTTTATTAGGATCCATTCCGATATTTTTTCTTGCTTGCTTAAGACTACCTTTCTTTTCTTCAAGAGCAGCAAGTCTACTCTTCTCTAGAATTTCTAGTGCTGTTTCTTTTAGTCCTTTCTTAACACCTTTACTTGCACCTTGATATGCACCCTTGATTGCACCACCAACTGCACCTGCCATTCCTCTTCCTGTTGCAGCAAGTGTTTTCTTAGCTACTTTTCCTGCTCCTTTTGCAAGTTTCCCTGCCTGTTTCTTTGCTGCCTTAGTAACCTTTGCATCAAATTTGTTGAACTTCTTAACACCTTGACCCACAGCTTTCTCTGTGCCCTTAGCAAGGTTGACTAATACTCCCTCGTCAACTTCCTCTTCTTTTACACAATTAGGAACTGATCTACCATTCTTCATCTTAGTTCCTTTTGCTTTATATCCATCCCAACATGTAGATGCACCTACATTTTTTCTTGCTTGCTTAAGACTACCTTTCTTTTCTTCGATAGTTTCTTCCTTATACATCTTACCTTTATTGGAAGCTGCTCTAATTTTATCCTGTTTAGCTCTTACCTCAAGTTGTTTTGCAGTTGGTTTACCTTCTCTGTAATACTTACCAGTACCAGACTCAGGAGTTGCCATACCTTCTTTAACGCTAGAGGTATCCTGACCGTCTGCCTTACCACCTTTCTTCTGCTGAATTTTATTATGGATAACACCACGATATTCTTTAGCACCACTCTCTACTTTACCGTCACCATCATAATCTTTCTTTGCTTTCTTCTCAGTAAGATATCTATCATTGTATGCTGCATATATCTTACCAACAATAGTTTCTTTAATATCTGGATTAATTGTAATAGTATTCTTTACACTCTTCTCTACAATTTCTTTGTTCTTTTCATCAGATGTAGTAGCGTTCTCACCTTTATACATCTTCTTTTCTTCTATCTCGATGAGTCTTTGCTCTTCCTCATACTTTTCTTGTCTATCAGTCTCCATCCTAGACGCAAGAGTAGATCGGAAAGTCTCTTCAACTTCTACTACAGGTTCAACCTTTTCTCTGATGAACGCATTTGCCATGCTTTCATCAAATATTTCTTGCACTGATTTTTCAATAAAGTTGCTCATCTCTTATAGTCAGAACTATTTTCTTTTATTATTTATAAATGATCTTACCTTTTCCATAGGAGTTAGTTGTTGTACATACTCTCTGTAAGATTCTGTACCCACTTCTCTCTTGGATGCGACCACTCCAGAAACAACTTTTGCCTCTGCTAAATCATTTATCCAACTCTTAAACATGATACCTTCATTGGTCACCGCAATCACATAATTTGTACCCTTTCTAAGGATGCGACCTATCAATCCTGTGTTAAGATTTTCTACTAATGATCCTATGTTGAATACATTTCCCGCAATAAATTGTTCTCTAAGTCCTTTGAAATCAAACTTAGGTGCTATCCTCCATAGTTCTATACCTTCTTTGGTCAATGCTTTCTTGCCAATAGATTTCTGAACTGTGTTGAATAATTCTTGTGCGACTGTACCTTTTGCTGCTCTAGGTAATCCTTTTTTAAATGATTCAAAGTCTCCGTCTGCTGCTAGAGCTCGAAGTTTGGAAGCAGACATGCCCTCGACGCCCTCAGCATCGGGATCCCTGTCCCCTGCTGATATAACATTAATCGCATCAAAATTATAGAGTTGCCCGTTATACTTATTTGCGAGCCCCTCAAACTCTTTTTGTCTATCACTGCCAACCACGAGATTGATGGATTGGTATCCTTGGACATCGGCATGGGTCAAAGCGTCAATAATTGTACGAATAGATTGGTCATAAACTATATTACTTGCGTGTGCAGGAAAAAGTTTTTTCATAAAGAGAACTTTATCCTCTGCACCTATTGGATTCTTCTCATTGTCCTGAGAATGTGATGGGTATACTGTGTACGCACCACTCTCTGCAGTATCTTTAATCTTATCTAGGAGTTTCTCGTGGCCAGCTGTCGGTGGGTTAAAGCGACCAAAACCAAGAGTAAGCGTTCCTCTTGTTTTTTCCACTTGTTCTTGTTCATCTGCAGCGGGCACTGCTTCAGGTGCTTGACTCGTTGAAGATGGCGGTGGAACTTCTGAAACCGCTTGTCTTGCTGCTGCACCTGGATTGAGAGGGTCTGACCCTTTGGATGGTTTGCGTCCACTATTAAATACTAATTCACCTTCGATGGTTCGTCCGACAATACGACCATTTGGATCAACCCACGAACCATGACCGTCACCTTTCAACCCAAGTTTCTTGGCTTGTTTGGCAGCGTTTGATACTGATTCGGATATAAAAGTCGCAAATGATTTCATTGACTATAAACTCTTCGAGTAGATCCCTTGATGGTATTTATATTAAATGAACAGGTAATCCTAGGAACATCTGTCATTTGTTTGTTAACTCTATGTTTCAAAAAGGATGGGAATATTAATATATCACCTTCTTTAACATCTGGTGATATGTATTGTCTAGAAAAAGGATGATGATTTAATGCATTATCTCCTCTACAAATTTGAGAAGTAAATGTATATGTACAATTATATAATTGAAACAATGGATTCACTAAACATACTGCTTGATGTACAGTAGAATCAAACTTTATATAATGTATTCCAGAATAGAATGATGGTAGATGATCATGCTCTTCCTGATTCATACCTTTGACATAATAATTTAACCATGACTCATGCATCATAGCAGTTCCATTTACTAATCCTACATCTTTACCAAACTGTTCCATGATACCATCATAATGTTTGGTATATACATTTGCTAAACTATTATTAAAGTCACTCCTAAGAGTGCAGTCCCACCCATCAGGAGTTTCATCTATAGGAAACCCTTGACTTGCTTTAAATTTTTCTTCTGCATCTCTCTTTATTTTACTGGGGTCTAGATGATACCTAAACAATGGAACCCCAAAAATAATTTCATGATTCATGCTTTTGCTAAAAATGTTTTATTAAGTATTTGAGTTTCTTTTGGTGGTTTGTCTGGTTTAGTCACAAGACATTTCTCATCCATCTGTTCTTGAAACTTGTCTGTTATTGTAGCAAAAAATTGTGGCATTGATTTAAAGTCACCTTTATATCTTAACTGCAAATCTAAAATGGGAACTCCATCCCGTGATAATTCGTAAAATACTTTTGCAGCATCAGCTTTCTCTTGCTTTGTTTTATCTGGTAAAATTTTATATGGTTTTTTATTACCTGATAAATTAGCAAGACCACACAATACAGTATGTAAAGGTATATATTTTGCAGGTTTTAAAGTCAATACATCTTTAGTAGGATCTGATCTATGTGCTTTGTATGAAGCATATCCAGTAACTAAAGCAAATTCAAAATTAAAATCTGCTATATCCTTTGCTGCTAATTTAGTGTTCAGTCTAACTTTAAGAACCATATCAATTAATTTGTTAGCAAAAAATTCTGCATTATCATCAATAATTTCCGTAAAACCTTTGAACAATTTATTATCATCTTTTGCTAAGTCTTGGTTGATATAACCTTTTAGTCCTAATCTTCCTGTTGGTTTATCGTACAATGTATTTTCTCTTACTGTACCATCAACATCTGATATTTCAATAGGATCATCCTTCTCATTGAAACCTTTTAAATTAATCAAGGCAACCTTTTCATTTTTGTTAGGTTTTTGAAGTTTGTAATTCCATATCTGTTCATTGCTCAAGTTTTTTACATCTCTGATACTTATTATCCCATCCTTGTCTGCCTGTCTAACCATATCTGCAAAGTAATCTTGTCTAACTTTGTTTAACTTTTCCAATGCATCTACATTTTTTTGTTCGCTTCCTTCTAAGAAAGTGCTAAATGCTTTGTTTATGATAGTAGGATCTGGTGCATTTTTATCTGGTTTTTTCTTTAATGAAATACCAAAGAATTTTTTCTGACCAACTTGTACAACTAAATCAGATGAATTATAATCAAAGTTTTTTCCTTTTGCTTTTAATCTAAACTTATCTACCTCTGTTGGCCATGTAGCACCTGTCATATAAACAGCAGTTACTATGTCTACTTTTGATCTCATCACTGCCATATATTCCTTTACACCCTTAGCACCAGAAAATCCTGCTACCATATTTGCAACTAAATCACTTCTTTTCTTTTTATCTGTAAAAGGTTTTCCTGCTGCTTGAATCATTTTTGTAAATTTAGGATCAAGAGCTTTAATTTTTTTAGATAATGCTAGACCATCTTTTGCAGACCATTGCAGCAACTTCTCACCTGTATTATCTTTACAGAGTTCGTCAATCTTTTTATTTGGTATTAGTAATCCAAGAGCACAAAAGACCTCAGAGGGTTCTAGTGAGGTCTTTTTCTGGGTATTTGCTTCTGCCATAGAGATATTTAGATATCGTCTATGCGTCTATTCTCTGAAAAGTATGAATTAAAGTGTCCTTCTGGATACCTTGCAGAAAGTTTTGTAATGTTTCTTGCTAATACATCATCAAGAGA